CCCCGACGAAGAAGAACGGCGCGAAGGGCAACGCCGCCGCGAGGTTCCCCCACATCCAGGCCCACAGGTGTGTCAGCACGGACAAGTCCATGGTCATCCCTCCTCGAGCGTCACGCCCGGATACTTGTTCACGATCGCGTCGATCCGTGCCTGAATCTTGGCGAGGACCCTGGTCTTCATCTCGGCGGGCGGGAGCGCGGTCGCGATCACCTTCGCGAGCGCCGACCACGCCTCGTGCCGCCCGGCGGGCGCGATCGCCCAGGAGAAGACCGGCTGCACCTTCGCCAGGGCCGTCCCCTGCACCGTTGCCCTCGCCTGACGCAGCTCGCGCAGGCGCCGCATGTCGTCCTGGATCTCTCTGAGTCTCGGCATGGGCCTACCTCCTCCCGATCCAGCGACCCCAGAAGGCCGTCGAGTGGGCGGTGGGCGAACGCAGCGTGTAGGTGTCGCTGGGGAAACTGTTCTGCAACACCTCGACAGTGAAGTAGTCGTCCCCGTCGTTGTAGAGGACGCACGAGGCTTGAGGCTGCACACGCATTAGGTTGCCCTTGAGGCCTAGGGTGTTGGTTGTGCTGGTGCGCGTGGCGTCCCCGGTGTCGCTGGTGAAGAAGGCGTAGCCGCCGCAGACCGCTGTTCCGTTCTGCTGGATCTCGACGGACGCGATCATGTCTACCGCGTCCGGGTCGTTGTCGATCGCAAACTGAGCCGAAGCGTGGAGTTCGTAATATCCGACCCGAGTGGGAGAATATTTCCCCGTGGCGGGGTCATAATACGAATCTTCGTCTATCGTCTCGATATTGAATTTGATGGTCTCCGCAACGTTGTCCGCGACGTTTTCAGCGGCGTTGGTGCGGTAGACGTCGAAGAGCCCGTCGGGGGCCGCGGCACGAGCGGGGAGCTGGGCGACATAGGGCTTGATGAAACTGAAGGCCGATCCAGAGTAGACGACCTCGCCGATGATCCGCTCGCCGGCCCCCTGGGTGTACCCGGAGAGCACCGCCCGGGCGAGCTGGAAGTTCGTGCTCGTTCCGTCACGCGTCGCGTAGACCGCGTAGGTATCGGCACTCGCTCCGGTGAAATCCAGGTTCGTGTCCGTGGTGTTCTGTAGGAGCACGCTGTCAACGTCAATCGTCGCCGGCGAGGCCGCAGTTGCCGGCACGATCAGGTTCGTCGTGCTTTCGGCCTCAAGGTAGGCGCTCCTCACCGTACCGGTCGCGCCGGAGTCCATGCTCACGCCGCTGATGTAGTTGCCCGAGGCGCCGAGCTGGACCCAGGTCGAGCCGTTGTAGTACTCGAAGATGTGCAGGGCCGTGTTGAACCAGATCATGTTGGTCCACTTGGTCGTCGGCTCCGAGGCGCTGCCTTGCATCGAGTACAGGTCGTTGATCCGCGTGTAGACCGACGAGAATTCGTTGTCGAGCTGCTGCACGGCAGTCCAGCCGGGGTCCACCTCGTAGTTGATGTTCACGCCCGAGGAGTAGAGGGCGAACGCCGGAGAGCAGCTCGACAACACCAGCGCCACGGCCGCGAGGTACGCCTTGATCTTCCTGGTCACTTGTCCTCTCCTCCTTTGGCTGCGATCCGCAAGGTCGCGTTGTTCACCCCAATCGCTCCGGCGCTCACGAGGACCCGCGGCGCGATCGCCGACCCCCGGACCTGCTGAGTGCTGCCCGTGGTTCCAAGAGACCCGGCCCGGAGCGGGAACGTCATTCCATAGACCGGCATGGTCAGTTCGGCGACCGTGAGCGACGCGTCTTGAATCGCGAACTTCTTGAGGACGACCGCCTGAGAGCTATTGCGGTCCGGGACGATCCCAATAGAGCCGCTGCCGGTAAGGAGGTGTCGGAAGTCCAGAATGGACTCCTTCACCACCAGGGTCTTCGTTCCGCCCATCACAGATTTCCCGACGATCTCTTGGGGGAAATTTGCCTCGTCGTCGGTCGCGAGCGTCGGGTCCGGAACGTAGACGTGCCCGTCGGAGCACCCGAAAAAGACCGTCTGAAACGTCTCCGAGTAGAACCCACAGGCGAGCGTCCGTCCGCCGGAGAGGGCATACTGAAACGTGCTCCACCTCTTGGACCCGTAATGGAACACCAAGCAGTTGAGGCCCTCGGAGGGGAAAATCAAGACCACGATCGAATAGGGATCGACCACCATGAACGCGCTCGCGCGCGTGGTCCCGGCGATCAGGTCATAGACCTTGGCCCCGTCGGTCCCGGACGACAGTTCACTGTAGGTGTCCTCTGCCCCCGGAAACACCCGCATGAAGTCCCGGTCCAGGCACAGGTGATTCCCGCCAGCGGTGACGGCGCACTGTTGATTGACCGCGGCGGCGGTGTCCCCGAAGCGCCGGGGTTGGATGAACCACCCCTCGGGGTTCGGATCTACCACGCGGAGCCGGAACACCTGTTTGTGGTTGCCGTTCTTGTGAATCAATACTTCGTCGGATCCGGGGGTGACCGCGACGACGGCGTTGCCTTCGTTGCACCCAACGTCAATGTATACGGCCGCGCCGTAGGCACCCCAGGCCCACCCAAACTCATTGGTCGGCGCCGACCAGTGCAGCCTGTCCGGGTGGTTCGGGTCGCCCGAAGCGATCACAGAGCCGAGACCGTCGGCAACGATGATCCCGGGTTTCGGCGCCTGATACGTTGAAATCGTGTCGAGAGCCAGGCCGTCGGCGCCGCCGGAGAGAGTCGAGGCCGAGACCGTGACCCCGCCCCCCGTGGTCTCCGACATGCCAATGGAATTGCCGTCCGCACCGGTATAGCTGCAGGTGAGGGTGACCGAGGCGCCGCTTCCGCCGGCGACTACGTCCCAGGAGTCCGTCGCGATCGCCGCGCGGATCTTTGCCGCGACGTCGTTGTTTGAGCTGCCGATTGCGATCTCTCCGGGCTGCGTCCGCGACGCCTGAAAGGTGTAGGTCCGCCCACCCACCGTGAGCGTCTCACCGGCGGAGAGCTTCGTGTAGTCCGCGACGGTCACGGTTCCGGTGGCTTTCGCCGGGCTCGCGCCCGTGAACCCGGCCCACTCCCTCGGGTATTCGCCGGCGACGGCGAGCAGCAGGCGCCCGTTGAACGTGGCAAACGTCGGCGGGGTGGTGGACCCGAGCGAGCTGGCAATCTGCACCCACTCCTTGGTGGTGTTATCCAGGTAATAGAGCTCCTGATCGTCGCCGGTGGCGTTGAGACACGCCATGACCAAAAAGCAGGTCGTCGAGTTCTTCGCGTAGGTCGTGCCCGCGGTCGGCTTGCCCGGGAGCCCGGTCCCGGCCGAGTACCGTTCCAGGCCGGGGCGGGTCTCGGGGCGACCCCCCTCGCGGGGGTACCAGAAGTTGTTCATCACCCAGCAGCAGCCGTCGGGGATCTGGTGCGGCGGCAGGGAATGGTCGAGCCCGCCGCTAAAGAGCCACTCCAGCGAGCTCTCGCTCTCCGGGTGCTGCGAGCGGGGGCCGTCGATCGAGGGGATCGGCGCAAACACGCCCTGACCGTTAAAAGAGGCCATTACGAGGGCATCCCCTGGAAGAAGGACATCGTGACGTGCTGTTCCTGGAGCTTCGTCATGCCGAGCACCTGGCGGACGTTCTGCTCCTCGCGCTGCATCCAGACCTCGCGCTTGTCGGTTGAAAACTCCAGCTCTTCCTTGAGGATTGACTCCACTGTGCGGGCCATCAGGTCGTCCAGCCGACCGCGCCACGGGACGTCGGTTGCGCCCTCGGTGCCGTCGGCGAGCACTGGCATAATCGGGTAGTACATGAAGTCGTAGATCGCGCCGGCGGTGATGATCGCGGGGAAGTAAACCCGGGGCGTTCCGTCGTCTTCGATCTTGAGGAGGGCCGCGTATGCCACCCCAACCGACGTGGGGGCGTGCGTGAAGGCCGGGTCGAGCCGGTCCCGCAGGATCACCTCTTGCCCGTGCGTGTAGTTCGCGGCGGCATCCACGGGCGAGCGGGGCTTGAAGGCACTCGGCACGGGCGCAAGGAAGTCGGTCGGCAGGTCGTAGAAGTAGTGCGTCCCGTCCCCCGTGATGGTCGAACTCTTCATCGCGATCGGGGCGCCGATCTCCCGGAGCAGCCCGTAGATGAGGCCCTGGGCCTGGTTGTACGCCTGCAGGAGCTCGTCGGCCTCGTACATGTTGTCGTTCTTGGCCTTGAGCTTCGTGCGGATCTGGAGGAAGAAGACGGAGGCTTTCACGGCACGCTCCTTCTGTGCTTCCTGTCCAAGAGAAGCTGTTTGAGGAACGCAATCATCCCGAGGTGCGTGGCCTGGGTGTCGGTAAGGGGCGTCCCCGCGCCGGAACGACCAGTGGGTGCGGGGACCCTGGACGCGCGGAGTTGTTCGAGAATCAGCTTCCTGACGAGCGGGAGGGCGGCAATCAGTGCGGCCTGCTCGGCAGAGAGTGTCGCGGCAAGCTCCCCGGTGAACTCGGTGCCCCCGGCACCGTACCCGACTCCGTCTTCCACGTCGCCGACGGCCGGGAGCTGGAGTGTCCCGGTGAATTCTGTGCCGGCGGCGCCGTACCCGACTCCGTCTTCCACGTCCGCCTCGGCCGGGAGCTCGAGCGTGCCGGTGAATTCCGTGCCCCCGCCGCCGAACGTCACGCCGGCCTGGACGTCACCGACGGCCGGGAGTTCGAGGGTGCCGGCGGAACCGTTGACCGTGTCGTCCGTCGTGACGTTGGAGACGTCCGGGAAGTCCGCGGAGAACGACCCCTCGAATTCCGTCCCGCCCTCGCCGTAGTCGACGCCGGCCTCCACGTCCGCCTCAGCGGGGACCGTGTAGGTGCCCTGGTGCGCGCCGATCGACCAGTGACAGGGGTCCGCGAGGCGGTCCGCTTCTACGATGTCCGTCGTGAAATTGCGGGGGGCGGCGGTGCTTGGGATGCGCTGGCCGTAACCCCACAGGATCGATCCCACGGCGAGACTGAGATCCTCGCTGCCCTGAGTCACGTTCACAAACGTGACGGTGGAGTAGGGAACGCTTTGCAGCCACGTCGCTTCTGCCGTGGTGTCGCTGGTGGCGCAATGGGTCTGCGTGACCGTGCCTGAGATTGACGAGCTACTGCTCCCACCGGCATAGCAGTTCTCGAGGATCAACGTCCCGCCGGTGCGGCGGAATCCACTGAGACTGCCGATAGCCGTGCAATTGGAGCAGTACATGGTGCCGCCGGTGCCGAAATTCGAAAAACATCCGTGCCCCAGCGTGGCCTCGGTCGAGTACGACATGGCGATAGTGTTATCGACGCAGACGGTCCCGGCCGTGCGGCTGTTGGTGACACCGTAACCCCGGTAGGTGGCGGTCGAAAGCGACGCATAGAGGATGCAGTCGGTGATCCGAATATCCGTTCCGGCGTCGCTGCCAGTGGTGGGAATGGAGATGCAAGGCGAATGCGCGTTAACGGACTTCCTGATCTGCATTCCCTCGGCGCGGAAGTGCAGTTCCGAGATAGTGAGGGGGGTGGTGGTCTGGCAGGTCAGGATCTGTTTCGCCGCGCTCCAGCGGCCGTTGTGGCGCTCCGCCGGGGGGACGTACAGCCAAGGGTACTGAGTCGCGCTCGTCGTCCAGCCGTTGATGTCCACGTCCCCGCCGCCGTCATCGAACGCGTAGATTTCGGCCTTCGCTATCTCGTCACGCGCGCCAGCGAGGTCGCCCTGCTCACCGGCTTCCCACGCGGCTAGGGAGGTGTAGTTGCCTCCAGATGCCTTAACGGTCTTCGTGACGATCGTAGGCATCAGGCCAGGTCCGCCGTCTCGTTGCCCGTGAGGTGATGCGTGAAGAACGCTTTCGTCTGCGCCCAGGTGTAGTCGTACGCCCCCGCGTACGCCCCGGCCTTGATGGTCAGCTCCCCGGTGCTCTGGAGCTTGTTCTGCGCGGCCGCCGGCAGGTCCTCCCACCGAAGCCGCCAGGCCCGTTGCTGCGCCACGCGGCTGAACTCATCCCCGGGCTGCCCGTCGGGTGTGTCGTAGAGCAGCCGCGAGTACTTCCGGGCCGCCTCCACCGACACGCCGGGAATCTTAACGATGACGAACTTCGGCAGGCGCTCCTCGCCGCTCCACGGGTGCCCGTCGGGCTTGACCGTCGCGGACATCCCGCGACGAAAGCAGCCGCGCAGCGCCTTGAGGGGGTCGGCGTGCGCCGTCGTTCGCGCGGCGACGAGGAGTTCACACATGTGAGCAGGCCTAGGAGCGCCCGGCTACTCTTCGGGAGTGAGCCGAGGCTCGGGCCCCTCGCCCTCGCCCTCGCCGCTCGCCGGCGGCGGCGGAGCGGGACCCTTCCCGCCCTCCGGGGCAAGCGGTGCCTCGTTCTGGGCACCGAGGCGCTCGACCTTGTACGTCGGGTCGGCCTCGAGCATCAGCACGAGCTCCTCTTCCATGAGCACCGGGGTGTCGTTCCGGAACTCGGCGAAGAGGGTGAAACCCTTCTCGTCCTCGCCCGTCCCCGTGGTGCCGGAGAGGCGGACGACGTCCCTGAACGACTTCTTCGGGTCCGTCGCGTTGAAAACCTTGATCTGGATCTTCATCTGCCCTGCCTCCCTAGAGAACGCCGGCCGGGACGACCAGGCGCTCCTGAATGGGGTGATCGACGATGACCTGGTAGTAGGGCCGGGCCGAGACGTAGAAGAGGCCCGCGCGCCTCATCTCGCACCGGTCGTACCCCTTCTTCGCGCAGTCCGCGTGCGCTGGCTCCCGATTGCCGCGGAGCCACTCCTGAAAGATCGGGCTCTCGCTCAAGACCTGGAACTCGCGCTCCTCCCCCTGGCGCAGGTGCGTGATCACGTCCTCCGGCAGGCGGATCGGGGTGTCCGTGATGAAGTGCCAGGACAGGTCGAAGGTCTTGCCGTTGCGGTCCTCGCCCGAGAGGGTGACGATGTCCGGGATCTTCACGCCCGCGGGAGCGCCGGAGCTGAGAATCCGCACCATCATGAGCGGACCCAGGTCCTTGTCCTTGATCGGGTCGTTGACGTCGATCCCGCCGGTGACGAGCGGGACGACGCCGCCGGCCTTGGCGGTCTCGAGGGCACAGATCCGGTTGATCAGCTCCTCGTTTTGGGCGAGCATCTGACGAAGCTGGTTCTGGAGCTGCACGAACTCGGCGGGCTTCGCCTTGCTCTTGATCGCGCTCTTGCCAGGTGGCCTCCCCATTGCCTTCTTCTGGGCCGCGGGCTCTTCGCCGGCGCCCTCCGGGGTGATCCTTCTGTCTTCCACGGTCTCCTCCTGGTTGGTTGAGGTGGGGCGGGGGCCACGCGACCCCCGCCCCGCTGAGTCATCGCTGCATGAAGCCCCGGATCGGCTGCCCGTCGTAGGTGACGCAGTCCGCTCCGAGCGTGACCTTCTTGTTCGTCGCGTCGACGGTGACGCCGCCGGTGTTGTGAATGGTTCCGATCCCGGTCGCCGGCGCGGTGTAGAGGTCCTGGCCCGCGGTCATCCCGTCGAACCACTCGACTCTGTCGGGAGCGGCATACGCGCCCGTGGAAAAGCACTCCGCCCGGACGTACTTCGGGACGAACCCAGTCGGCAGGTCGATGTCCGCCCTGGCTCCGGTGGTGTACCCGACCACGTCGAAGTAGACGTGCGGGGCCACCCCGCCGACCTCCATGACGTAGGTCGGGGTGTCGACGGCCCCGGCGCTGGCCGCCTGCACCTCACGGGGGTCGCCGACGAAGAGCGAGAGGTAGGTGACGAGGCACATCCCGGCGAGGAGCGCCGCGAGGCCGAGGATCTTGGTCTTGTTCATGGTCTGTTCTTCTCCTTCCCTGGTCTTACTGGCCTACGACAGGGACGCCGCGGCGCACTCGATCCGGACACACCGCGCGTTGTCGAGGCGACCGACCGTGAAGCAGCCGTACCAGCCGATGCTGCCCCGCTGCTTGTAGGGATCGAGGGAGCCGGAGCTGCCGAGGGGCTGCACGATGACTTCGGCGGTCTTCCCGCCGAGCCGGGTCTCGCAGTAGTACTTCTCGGCCATGATGATCAGGGCGTAGACGTCGGCAGCTCCGCCCGTCTCACGGACGCCCGAGCCGCCCCCGGCGCCACCGCCCGCCCAGATCTTGCCGCTGGAGTTGAGGATGTAGCGGATCCGGCCGTTGTGGGTCGCGCCGTACTCGTTCGGGTAGGCGGAATCCTTCGCGTAGCTGGCGACGTCCTTCCACCCGTCGGCCCCGGTGAGGCCCGAGAGGGTCTTGAGCAGGTCGATGTGCCCGATCGCGATGTAGCCCTTGTTCAGCGGCGTCGTCGCGACCCCGGTGCCGGGAAGCACTCGCTTCGCGATCGGCTTGGCGTTCGCGCGGGCCAGCAGGTTGAGGCCGAAGTCGAGGTCGCCCTGGTCGAGGATGGTGTTGATGTCCGTGCGCAGGGAGCCGTTGGCGAGGCGCGCCTGGGTGCCGGCGACGAGGATGTCGCGGCCAACCTGGTCGCAGGTGTCCTTGCGGTTGACGGCGAGGACGTCCTTCACCTTGCCGGTGAGGTCCCGGATCAGACCGACCTCGGTCACGCGGCGGCTGAAGGGTACGTGGTTCCCGAAGAACTGCAGGGCGACCGTCATGTCCGTGGTCGAGAACTGCGCGCCCTCGGGGGTGATGTACTCGGGAATCGGGGTCGTCGCCGGCGAGAGCAGGTTCGGCCGGCTGACGTTGAGGGTCGTGCCGGAGTTCATCGCGACGTTGCGCTGCTCGCCCCAGCCGAGGAAGTCGAAGTCCGGCGGAAGGAAGTCGTGCAGGGTCTGGTCGAAAACACCCTGCACGTTGACGGGCACCTCGGTGGTCCCGGTCCATGCCATGGCGTTGCTCCTTTACTGTTGGAGGAAGCGGTTGATCGCCGCTTGTCTCTCCGTGAGGTTCTTTCCTTGCAGGTTCGGCAAACCGTCCGCCGAGCCCGATGATCCGAAGTCCGCGCCGCCGGCGCCGGCCTCGAGGCGGCCACCGAGCTCGACGGGTGCGGGCTTCGGAGCGGCCGCCGCGGGGGCCCCGGAGCCGCCCGCCTTGCTCCTGGTGACCTCGGCGAGGGCCTCCTGCCACAACGTGAGGTAGAACGGGTTCCCCGCGTCATCTTTGGCGCGCGGATCGTTGTAGAGCCAGATCGTGGTGTCATACTGGCGCTGGTTGATCTCGCCGTTCTGGAGCGCCCGGTCGAGGCCCTGACGAAACTCCTGGATCTGGGCCTTGACCGCCTTCACCGTTTCCGGCGGGTGCATGGCGGCGAGGGTCGCCTGAAGGGTTTCCGTGCGGACCTTGGCGTCCCGCAGCTCCTCGTGCTCTTCCAGGGTGAGCTCCCGCTCGGCACCGGTGTCCGTGGTGCCGGTGGCGGCGGGGGCCTGATTGAGAGCGACGGCCGCGGCGGCCATCGTCTCCAGGTCCTCGTCGGGGTAGTCCTTGAACTCGGGCTTGCGCTTGAGCTGCTTGACGGCCTCGGCTATCCGGGCCTCGTTTCGGCTCGGGCGAGGCTCGGGCTCCTCGGCGAGAGTGCCGGTGAGGGCTGCCAGCGCACGGTTCATCCTTTCCGGCTTGCCGGCCGCGGCCTCTTCCAGCGCCTGGGCAAAGATCGGATTCGAGTTGATGATCTTCCGGTAGGGAGCGATCTGCTCGACGATCTTCTTCAGGTGCCGGTGCTCTTCGAGCCGGTTGAGCGCATCGGACTGTCGGACCTCCTCCTTGCCGTAGACGCCGCCGAGTGTGTACGCGACGGGATCCTCTTCGGCCTTGGGAGGTGGCGCCTCGTCCTTCTTGGCCTCTCCCTGCTTCTCCCCTTCCTTCGCTGTTCCTTCGCCGCCTTGCGCACTTGTCTCGCCTTCAACGGCCTTGCTCGGCTCGGTCCCGATGACCTTCTCGAGATACGCGTCGTCGGTGAGGAGGCGCTCGACGTCGACCTTCCCGGCCTCGACCTTTTCCTCCGGATTCGGAGGTGTCGCAGCCGCTCCCTGCTGACCAGCGGTGTCTTCCGTTTCCGCTGAGTGCTTCTCTTTGTTCACGGGGATTCCTCCTGGTTTGCCTGCTGTTCGAGCATCCGCTCGGCCGCGACTTGCCCCTGCTTCACGGCCGAGTTCAGCTCGTCGTAGAGCTCCTCGAGAAGCAGTGCCTTGTCGTGGGCCCGGCGGCGCTCCTCGTCGGTGGTCGAACTGAGGAAGGCCCCGTAGAGGGTGAGGGCCTTGAACTTGAAGAAGTCCTGAATCACCCGATCGGCGAGCACGTTGCGGGCGTTGTGGCCCCGGGTGATGGTCAGCTGCGCCTGGCGCTGGGCTTCAATCTGGTCTTCAAGGGCTGCTCCGAACACGTCAACCTCCCATCATGGTGCGGTCGGGCTGCGAGCTTTCGCCGCCGATGGCCTGATCGGGGCCGATGTCCCCGCCGCCCTGGCCGGCCGCGGCCGCGGCGAGGAGCTCCGGCGGGACGAAGCCCGGCTCCCCTCCGGGGCCTCCCGGACCAAGAAGGCCCGCGGGCGCGCCAGGCGGGAGCTGGGGCGGTGTTCCCGGGGGCGCGGAACCGAGGGTCCAGTCCTCCCATCCGGGGGGCAAAACGTAGAAGTCGCCCGGGTTCGGCTCACCCATGGCCGCGTAATAGGACTTCTGGGCGGCGGCGACCTTCTTGAGCGGGAACATCATCGGGAACATCTGGATCATGGCCATCATGTCGCCCTTGATCTGCATGGCCTTCTCGACCCGACGGTCGTCGTAGTCGTACTCGAGGCCGATCTCGGACTGCGCGCGGTAATCGCCCTGAATCGTCTTCTTCGTGAGCCCCACCGGCTCGCCGTCGACGACCACACTCACGACCTCGTCCTCGCCGAGGCACCGCTGATAGAGGAAGACGATCTTCTGGTAGAGGTCGGCCTGCAGGAGCTCGCTGAAGCAAGCGCCGATCATGCCGACCTTGCCGAGGCTGGCGCGGCTCATGATCTTCTGGCCAGTCGCGGTCGTGTTCCTTGGATCCACGTCCCCGCCCTGGAGCCACCGGTTCCCGGGGCCCCGCTCCTCGCCCTCGGTCTTGAGCAGCGCCATCCCCTGGAAGAGCTTCGCGTCGATCTGGCTCGGGGCCTGGCGCACGAAGTCCTTCCCGGGAACCGCGTTCACAATCTGGCCGGCGACCCGGCGCTTGAGGCCGAGGATGTCCGTCCCGCGGTTGAGCAGGTAGGTCTCCTCGTCGACGGAGCGGCCGAGGTAGTCGATCAGGGCGCGGCCCATCGCAGAGCGCGAGTGCTGCTCGTGGACGAAGTTCTCGGCGACAGACATGCCGTGGATGGAGTGAGGGAGGGGGATCGGTGTCCAGGTCACCATGGGCACAATCCCGTCGGAATTTTCTTCCGCCCGGAGCTTCACGTCCCCGCCGAACCAGATGAGCGCGAAGACGAGCTTGCCGCCAGCAATGACCTGGTCGGACCACTCGACGACCTTGATCGACTTGTGCAGCTCATCCGCCGTTAGGTCGGCGCTGCCGTGCGTGCCGTCGGCACCGTTCCAGTGGAAGGCCTGGCGCACGGCATTCTCGTCAAGGGCCCCGCCGTCGTTCGTGTCCCCGCCGGTGGCTTTCTCACAAGCCTCGCGGAGCGCCTCGGGGTCGAAGAAGGGTTTTCCGGGGAGGCTGTACTGGCGCTGCATGTCGAGCAGCTCACCGACGATCATCGTGACCTCATGGCCACAGCCGCGGCGGTCGTTGATGTCGGCCTTGCCGACCTCCGTGAGGAACTCCTCGGGGCGAATACCCTGCAGCTTCGGGCCGGATCGCTCCAGCTCCAAAAGGGTCACCCGCACCCGGAAGGTCCGCGGCGCCTGAACGGCGACCATGACGTCAACGCCCGTGTCGATCTCGGCCTCGGGCTGGGCGTTCTCTTCAACCTGAAGGCCCTGGATCTTGCCCGCCGCGAGCAGCTGGCGCAGGTAGAGCAGCTTCTCCTCGGGGACTTCCGGATGCTCCTCAACAACGCGGCGGTAGTCCTTCGTCCAATGGATCTTGATGGTCCCGTTGATCGAGATCAGGCCGTCGAGGATAGCGTTCAGGTAGAGCAGAAACCCGCCCTGATCGCGGATCGTCTGCCGGCACTTGATCGTGAGGGCGCGGGCGACCTTGTCGTCCGGGCCGACGATTCGGACCTTCTGGTCGGAGGCAAGCACCCGGGCCTCGAGGGTCGGGAGGACGGTCTCGATCTGGTTGAGCACGTCGGAGGCTTGGAAGCGGCTGCGCTCGAGGTCATCCTTCGGCCAGGGCTTGCGGATCATGGCCTCAAACGCGGAGGTGCGGCGGGCGCCGCGGGTGGTCTGCTGTTCCCGGGCCTTTTTGATCTTTCCCAGGCTGGCCTCGACCTGGACCTTCTCGAGCGTGATCGGCTTGCCCATTACGGTGCCACCAGACTTGAACCGGTCCCGCGGGCGGCCTCGGTAGCGGCGCGCGCCTGCGAGGCGGTCGGGAAGAGGGGGAGGTGGAGGACCACGCGATAGGTGTTTTCCGGGGCGTCGTCGTGCTCCTTGGCCGGCGCCTTCGTCCGCTGGTCCCACATCCACCGCTTAAACTGCGAGATCGAAAAGCGGCAGGACTCGTGAACAAGGAAGAGGGGCTTGCCGTCGACGCCCGTGAGGCGAACCCGCCAGTCGGCGATGCCCTTGTCCTTGTCGGTCTTTTCCTTACCGGCCGAGTTGAATGTCAACTCCCGCTCGACCAGGGCGTCGTACATGCACTGCTTGGTGACGGGGTTCTGCTCCATCGCGCGCGGGTCGATCAGGGCGGTCTGGGGCCAGCCCCAGCGGGCGTAGATTTCCTTGATCCCGCGAACGAGCTCGTCGAAGTCGTCGCTCACGACCTCGCGCCAGAGGATCAGCTGGTGGAAGTGGGTGAAGACGTAGTAGCAGAAGACGTGCGGCTTGGCGCTATGCACGTCCAGGGCGGCGTACCGGGGATATCCGGGGAAGATCCGGACCTCGTCCCCGCAGACGTGCTTCTCGTCCGAGTACTCCTTGAGCACCCGGCCGAGCTCGCGGACATGCCGGCCGAAGAAGCGGGCCTGTAGGGTGGCCGGCGACTCGGCCTTCCATCGCTTGTACTTGTCGAGGATCGTGACGTGCGGGACCAGGCCGGCGATCGGGCGCCGATGCCCGGTCGGGCTCGTCACCATCGCGCGGGCGTGGTCCTCGCAATTGTCCTCGAGGTCGGCATAGACAGTGTGGAGGTTGTCGACCGTACCCTCTTCGGCCGCCTGAATCTCGTCGAAGATCCAGGAGACGTTCCGGCTCAAGCCCGTTTCGTCGACGGCCGTCACGGTGTGGAAGACCGGGCCGCCGCCGCGCAGGCGGGCGTCATCTTCGGAGCTGATGCTTTTCGGGCCGGGCTCGTCTTTGAGGAGGAAGTGCCGATTCACGCCGGCGTGCGCGGTGATGTCCATGTCCCAGGTGAGCAGCTCGAGCTGGGATCCAGAGTGGGTGCGCCAGACGGACTCGAACTGCTGGCCGGCCTTCTTCGGGTAGCCAGGCGCCAGGTGGGGACGAAAGACCTTCAGCATCTCGGCGACCAGGCCACGCTCGAGTGCCTTGCCCGGTGCGGTGAACCGGCCCAGACACGGGCGGGGGAAGTTCCGGAAGAATGGCGTGTCCAGCCATTCGCTTTGAGGGCCTTCCATGAGGGCGAGGGCAATCTCGAAGAGGATCGTCGTTTTGCCCGTGCCGTTCCCGGCCATCCAGCGGAGCGTGATCGTCTTGCCCTTTGTGCTCGGATCGTTCAGGACCGCGTGGCACTTCTCGAGGTAGCGCCACTGGCCGGGGTTCGGTGTGAAGAAGACGCTCGGGCGATCGAGGGCCGCGTTCTCGGCCTCGTTAAGCAGGCGGGTGAGTTCCTGTGAGGGGGTCTCGACTTCGGCGGCGGCGACGGTCACAGCTTCACCCCGAGGGCGGCGGAGAGCTTCGCGATCCGGCCGAGACGCAGGCGCTGGGCCTCGCGGGCGTCGTCGGGCTCCTGGAGGTCGACCTTCCCCTCGTGAACGACGTGCTGGACGTGACGCCACTTCCCGGACATGCGGTTGCAGAGGTAGAAGATGATCGAGGTCTGGTCCGGTGGGTAGTGCTTCGTTGTCTGGACGCGCGTCACGTCGCCCTGGTGACAGAAGATTTCCTCGTGTGGGTGGGAGTATCCGGTGGCGCGCTCGAAGAGAGAACGCTCGACCAGGGCGTCGGGCTCTTCTTTGCCGCTTTTCAGGGCACCGGAAAGTTCCGGGTGCTGGCGCTTCCAGGCCGTGAATGTGGTTTCGGAGACGCCGAGCTTCGCGGCGATCTCGGCGTCGGTCTTCGGTAGGCCCGCCCAGGCCTCCGCGAGAGTAGGGTGGAGGGTTGGGTCGTACTTCGTTGGTCGGCCGTTCTTCTTGGGGCCGGCGGGCGCGCGCGGTGGCTTCTTCTTCGCCATTACATTCGCCGAGCCCCGCAAACGAAAGCGGCGCCCCCGGATACACCAAGAGCGCCGCGGTTTCTCGCGTTCA